GTTATTATATTGAATCTGCGTATTGCTGCCGCCCGGTATACCATTTCCGCCGCCGCCTCCTGCGGACCAATTTAAGTTACCTGAGCCATCTGTTGTTAGTACATATCCGTTAAATCCACCTGAAATCTTTAAGTTAGCAACACTACCTAAATTAACACTACTTGCTCCTACAAAGTTTGCTGATACATTACTTTTAATTTGAGGGACAGACAATATGTTTAAAACTTGATCGTATACAAAAACCGATTCGCCTGCAAATGAACCTGCGTCATTAAACTGTACTGATTGACTTATTCCACCAGGACTGCTATTGCCGGTGCCGGCATTTGACCAAAATAGATTACCTAATCCATCTGTAGCAAGCACTTGACCGTTTGCTCCACCATCGATATGTATGTTTCCTATATCACCCAATGATACGTTTGCACTATTTGAAGAATCAAATGTTCCTTCAACAACAAGTTGAGCAAGGTTACTAATTGAAAGAAGATTACTAATTACGGCATTAGTAGATACTGTAATGTTTCCTGTGATTGCTACATTACCTATAACATTAACTGTATCATTTGAACTATTACCAGCACTTATATTTTCAACATTAAGAGTGTTGGTTAATTTATTATATGTAAATCCTGCAGCACCACCAAATACACCAGAGTCGTTGAATTGAATTTGCGTGTTTGCACCGCCAGGTGAACCGTTGCCGCCCCCTCCACCTGATTCAGCCCATGTTAAATTACCAGTACCATCTGTTTGTAAGAAATATCCGTTGGTTCCACCAAGTATACTTAAATTGCTAATATTACCTAAAGTTAATATATTGCCATTAAATGTAACATTAGGTATTCCTCCAAATTTTCCATTATTATTAAATTGAAGTTGGGTGTTATTGCCGCCGGCATCAGCATTGAATGGCTGTCCATTAGCGTAGTAATATAAATTAGCGTATACTTTATTAGCAGAAACATTTCCTGACAAATTCAAGAAATTAGAAACTATATTGCCGTTACTATCAATGACATTAACGGGAGGTATACCAACTGTATAGCCGGTTATCGAATTAAATGAATTTGCTGACATATTTTATATTAGTATGATCTTATTATTTATCATTTTACTAATATAAAAAACCCTGAATAAAGCCCCCGTGATATCTTTTTATAAATAACAGTATGCTCACACAACAACCTAATAGGCCCTTTTGTAAAAACTGTAATATAAGTTTATCAAAGCCCAATGGCATTAGTAAGCATGGCTTTAACAAATGGCACAAATATTGTGCCAGCTGCGCTAAGGCTGCTTATAATTCACGTTCAGGATATTTATTGCACAAAAAAAACAAGTGCGAAAGGTGTAATTTTATTCCTGAAGACAAGTGCCAACTAGATGTAATCTATGAAGATGGGAATAAAAATAATAAAGAAAAAAATAACTTGAAAACGTTATGCGCAAATTGCAGTAGATTGTTTCGTAAAAAATTTAAAGAAAATCAAAAATCAATACTGAATATTACAATTGACAGTGATGTAAGAATTTAATTTAAATCATCGATATCAAAAGTTGAATGATCTAATACTGTGTTTACTAATTCATTGGTTTCATAACCATTTTCTCTTAAAATATGTATGGTTCTAATAAACAAACCATAAACAGAAGTAACATAGTCAAATTCTAATTCAACACCCTCTTTTTCTTCTAATTGTATTAGTAAGTCATCGGCAATGTTTACACATTTATCTATGTCATAACAATGAATAAATCCATTTTCTAATACTTCTACTATTTTTTCAGCCATATTTTCCCCTTATTTTTATCTATACTACATAGATTTTATAATTAATTCAAGTATAAAGGAAAAGTATTAACGGTTTGGTAAACTCATTATTCTTTCGGATATTTGTCGTAGTTCTTTAAGGTCACTAAGCATATGTGCCAGTTCTTTAGCTAAATCTTGATTAACACACTCACATAATTCTTTTCCGTTTTTGTCTTTGACTTTTTTATTGTCATTTTTAAAGGGACCATAATACTGATCAAACTTTTGACCATATTTTGATTCGTTAAGTTTTTGTGTGCCGTAAATTTCGTTTAGTTTATTCATAATCTATATTTATAGAAATACCAAGAAAATAAAAAAAAGGGAGACCGAAGTCTCCCAATGTTTCTTCCCATCCCATGTGAGTTGATACTATTATTTATTCATTACTGAAATTAATTTAGGATCAATAATTCCATAATATGCCACTTGGTCTACTAATTCTAAACTTTCTTTCCAGGACAAATCATTCCAATTCATTCCATACATATCATCGTCATCATCTAATGATTCTAAATAATCCTGCAATTCATAATTGTCAGGACCCAATAAATTAAAATCAAGTCCAGTAGAATCAATTTTTATAATAACCGAATCAGTGGGTGTATCGCTGTGCATAACTGTGTAATTTTCGGCTGTGCTAGGATGACCTGCTAAAAATATAGCATTAAGACTTGACTTAGTGTATTTAGGATCTAAACCATATTGTAATACATTACTTAGATATTTTTTAGGCATAGCATGATAGAAAAAAGGTTGATTCACATTTTCTAACAATATTTCTGAGATTTTCATATTATTATTTATGTTTACAATTGTTTCCGTGCCATCTTGTATAGTTACTCGGGCCTACTGTTTTCCCACAATGCTCACATGTTTTTTGTAAGTCAGGTCTACGATTTGGATTATTGAGTGCGAATTCTAATTTCATTCTTTCAGCAACTTTGTCACCAAAACCCTTAGGCTTTTTAACGCCCTTTTGTTTAATTGAACGAATTTGTTTTTGTTCTTCACTCATAGGTCCCTTTGGTTTGCCCTTTGATGCTAATGACATTAATCGTTTAGTTTCTTCTGAGCGTTTTTGTCCTATTATTTTTGATATTCTTTTTTGTTGCCATTCTTCAGAATAAATTTTGCCACTAGCATGGTTTGCTTTTGCTTTTTCTCTTAATAATTGTTTTTGTTCTTCACTCATCTTTTTGCCTTTGTTGTGAGAAGGTCTACCCTTCATTACCTTTGAGTGATTTTGTGCGTGTTCTATTCTATACTTTTCATATACTCTTGCTGTTATTTTTGTATGGTATCTGTTTTGAAATTTATTTTCTGCTTTCATCCCTTGAAGTGCGTACAACATTTTACCTCGTTCATCACCTTCTGTCATTTTAATAAGAAGCCAATGACAGATAAAATGCTCTCTTGCTGTCAATTCAACCAGATTGTCTCTGTCATTACTACCACCAAGTGATTGTGGGATTATGTGATGCGTTTCGGTATAGCCCTCGGTAATTCGTTGTTTGGCATTAGAGGTTAAAGCAAAATAAGTTTTGGAGTATTTGTTTGTAAGCATTAGTATTTATACACAATATCACTTTTCAGTGATTTTAGATACAAAAAAGGGCACCGAAGTGCCCAATTTTGTTTTTGAATTACATTCAAATCATCACTGAAAAGTGAAATTTATTGGAATGTAAGGTTCTGAACGCTAATTTCTCCAACGTAATCAGCCGCATTTCCGAAACTTGAGGCAGTATTAGTGAGTTCGATGTACCCGTAACGTGTCATAAATGATACGACTGGTTCGAATGTTGATGGATCTAGAACAACACCACTGCTCATTAATGGAATATATGGGCAGTAGAATGCTGCTGCGTCAGTTTCGCTTGAACCCTTATAACCAACCAACACAGGTGTTGTGTCAGGAGCATATGAATCAACGAATACGCGCATTGCGCCATTCAATGTACCAACAAACTTAGTATTTGTTGGAGCTTCGAATGTACCTTCTGTTGTACGTGCAAATGCACTTGTTGTAGCACTTTGTAGAACTGTTAAAGCTGCGCTTGAAACAACTGCCCAGTTACCAGCACCACGACGAGTACGTTGAGCAATCAAGTTAGCAACACGGTTGATTAGAACTGCTAGAGCAGCGTGTTCGTCACCAACGTATGTAGCTGTACCAGAAACGGTAGCTTGATTGTATGTGAACTCTGTGCTTGCCAATGTACGCAATGACAATAGAATTTCTTGGTCGATTTCAGCAGTAATTTCTTGTGCTAGAGCGGCCATGATTTCTGCTTCAACGTCAATACCATGCTGGCTTTGTGCGTCTTGTGCAGCTTCAAATGTCCAACGTGCTTGTAACTTACGTGACTTAGCTTCAACAGCTTGACGTAGAATTTGCACAGAAATTTGCTTACCACCGTTGCCTTCTAATGCTGCTGTGTTGTTAGCAGTATAGAAGTCTGTGGAGCCGTCACCACTTGGTGTACGTGAATATGCCTGAGCGATCTTGAATGGGCTCAATGCTTCTTCACCAGCAGTAACGCTTGTCTGTGCTGCACTGTTGTCGGTCAAGCTATTTGCGTAACGTACACGCAATGTATGAATTTGACCAACTGGACCTGTCATTGGCTGAACACCAACTAATTCGTTAGCAATAACTGTTGGCATTACACGACGGATAACTGGAAGAATCACACGGTTCAATGTAGCAATGTTACCTGCTGTTGTTGTACCTGCACTTGATTCCTTCAATAGTGCTTTGCGAGTGTTTTCAAGGATAACACCCATTGTTGAGCGGCGAGTGCCTTTTAAGCCTTCTAGTAGGGCTTCTCTAGTCTCGTCCCAACGGCTTTCTAATAGAACTTTTGACATTTATTATTCTCCTAAAATATGTCTAATTATAGCCCTGCCAGACGCTTGAAGGCGATTAGGTTATCGCTACCTTCTTCAACTTCAACTTCTTTTTTGGCAGACTTATCACCAGTTACTTCTGTAACAACTTTGCCTTCTGAAAGTGTTTGCTTTACGCTAGTTACTTTTTCAACGCCGTTGTTTAGAACTGCTGGTAAATACTTGTCGAAAGTGACTTTTAACTTACTTGTTTGTACACTTTCTAGTAAGTCCTTCATTACTTTAGCCTTTTCTTCGTTTAATGGGCTTAGTAACTCGTCCATTAATTTTGTACGTTGATTAGACTCTTTAATAATGCGAACTTCACGTTCTTTGCTTTCAACCAACTTCTTAGCACCTTCAACTTGTTGTTGAGCTTCTGCTAATTGTTGGTCTTTTTCCTCAAGTTTTTGCATTAGTTTACGTGTTTCATGTTTTTCATTTAAATGAGTAACACTAAATTCGCTTGCAAATGCTTCAAACAATCTGCGACCAAAATTGTTTTCACGCGCAGATTTAATATCTTCTTTAAGCTGACTGATTTCGGCCTTTAGATGTTTGGTAACGGCTTTGTTTAGTCGTTCAGCACTTTCGTTAATGAATTTTTTCTTCAATACTTCAAGTTGTTGACGACCTTCAGCAACTAATTTGACCTTAGCTTCAACAACTGCTTTCTTGTCTTGTGAGAATTCTTTGATTTCACGTGCAAGAGCATGAACGATAAACTGTTCAAGTTTTTGTTGACTTTCTTTTTGAATATTACGATCATTACGCAATTCTTGAATTTCTTCGGCTAATTTCTTAACCATAAAGTCATTGAACTTAGTTGCATTTTCACGTAATTTCATTTGTGTTTTCACACGGTCTTCATTCATTGCTTGTCTCTCACTATGAAATTCTTTGATTTCGTCTGTAAGAGCATTTGTTACCATTTTGTCTAGGGCTTCAACCATTACGCTACGATCATGTTCGTATTTCTGTGCATACTCATCGCGTAGTTCTGCACGAACTTGTTCGCGGGCTTCATTGAGTTTAGATTCAAAAGCTTCACTTATTGCTCGGCCAGTATCTTCGTTAATGATTCCGGAATCTAACAATGGTTTGATTTGGTCAAACATTGGTTTCCCCTTTAATTAAATGCACGTTTATCTCCGTTGCTACGAGATTTTTAGGAATGAATTTCCATCCATTCTTATTATTCTTTGCCCATCTTAATATAGATACATCAGCCACTTTGTATTCTTTTGCTGCTTGTTTGGATGATGCAAAATATTTTCCATTAGGATCTACGTAATATCCTTTCCATGCAGGATTATTTTCACCTAATTTTTGTTCGCTTAATATTTTTCTAACTTCTTCCTTTTTAGCAGGATTAGTATCTCCTACACACTTACCTTTTCTATTACCATTTGTTTTTAAGGTGTTTGCGTATTTTGCTACTCTATGATCATTTAAATCAAGACCTTTGTTCCAACTTGGTCTGCCATACATGCCGTTCTTAGGTCCAAATTTTCCTAGTTTACCTTTAGTGTTTTTAGAACAGGTCTCACTGTATTGTCGTACACGAAAATCGGTATTTTTTGTTAAACCTTTATTCCATGGAATAGGTGAATAATAATTACCATCATTATTATGACCATTGAAACTTCTAGGATCTTTTCTTGCATCAAATATTTGTAGAATTTCGGTTTCTAGGTCATACATTTCTTCAGGAGTTCCAATGGCAATAATTTCTCGTTTCCAGTCAGACTTAGATTCTAATATCATTGGTTTAACAGTATCACTAGAGCATATGTATCCGTCACTAGGGTTACAACCTTCAGCAGTACGAGAACCTACGTACCACATCATAGTAGGTAAATGAGTCCATTTATAAACAAAAGCAATTGTTCGGCTCATTTTATTTTCATATCCTTAATAAGACGAATCATTTCTTCACGTATGTATTTTTGAACTTTGATATCTTTTGAAACATCAGTACCTTTTAAATTTTCAATAAACTTATGTCCGTGCTTCATATTTATTAGTGATTCATAAATTGCTTTAGGGTACGCCTGGGGAGCCGAGGGCTGTGCCACAATATCTACAGTGACGATTTCAAAATCACTGACCTT